TGATAATAAACTTGATGAATTAAAGGAAGAAGAAGATGATTGATTGCCAATGGATTCCAATCACCGGTTTTTTAATTGGCGTTATCATCTTTTTGATAGCAACATATTTTGTAATTAAACGGAAGATGAAAATGGAAATTGAAGATAAGGTAATTGAAAAAATCAAACACCGGCAACAAACCGGATTAAAAAAATACGGCGTAACCGTTAAAGCTAATCCGTTAACGTTATTGCAATGGCTTAATCATTTACAGGAAGAATTGCTTGATGCCGCAATCTATGTTGAAAAATTAAAGGCCGAAGAAGATAAAAGAGAAAAGGAAGAACTTAAAAATTTTGATCCAAACTCTATTGTTATTTAATAATTAAAGGAAGAAGAAGATGATTAAAAAATTTATCAACTTCATTGGTGAAGTTGCGCTTATGGCTTGTAAAATTTTTATTGCAGTATTCTTTGCATCGATAGCATTCGCCGCCGTTATCGTTTGGATTTGGTTTGTTGTTTTAATGTTGGAAAAATATACATAGTAAATGATCATTCCGAATAACTTCAAAAGAATTATCGAAGAAGGTTGCGTAATGATTGCATCGCCGCCGGATTTAACCGTTACTGAATGGGCGAACGCGGTGCGGATGCTTCCGGAAACTGCAAATGAACCTGGTAGATACCGATCATCCAGAACGCCGAACGTTTCGGAAATAATGGATGCGTTTAGGGATCCGATTGTTGAAGAATTAACACTTGAAGGATCGGCACAAATTGCAAAAACTACAATCCTTGAAAACATAATTGGTTATACAATGGATATTCAACCGCAACCGATTTTGTTTATGGCGCCAACGAAGGACGTTGCAAAAATATTCAGTAAAGAAAAACTTGAACCGATGCTTGAATTAACGCCGAACCTTCGGAAGAAAGTTGCAAAAAGAAAAAGTCGCGATTCAGATAATACAACAATGTATAAAAGATTCACCGGCGGATTTATTGTTTTTGTTGGCGCGAATTCACCGCACGGCCTTCGCCAAATGTCAATTCCAATAGTTGTTTCCGATGATATAGATTCAATTGAAATCGGTTCAACAAAAGAAGGTGATCCGGTTGATCGTGCCGAAAAAAGATCACAAACGTTTGAAGGCCGAAGGAAAAAAATCCGCGCATCAACGCCAACAAAAAAGAAGGCATCAAGGATTGATTCGTTTTATTCAAAGGGATCACAGGAAGAATATTATGTTAAATGTTTGCATTGCAACGCGGAACAAGTTCTTGATTTCGAATGTATTGTTTGGGAAAAGGATCAAGATGTTTTTGGTAAAACGTTAAATGACTATCCGCAAACCGCAAAGATCGCCTGTAAAGAATGCGGCGCTTTACATACCGAATCAGATCGGCAAACGATGTTGCAAACCGGAAGATGGATCGCGAAGAATCCTAAAAACAAAAGCCATCGTTCATTTAAGATAAATGAAATATCATCGACGTTATCAACTTTATATAATATTGTTAAAGCGTTCGTTGAAATTAAAGGTGATGTTGAAAAGCTTGAAACATTTACAAATCTTGTTTTAGGTGAACCGTTCGAAGGTGAAACGGTTGATGAAATCGAACAAGCTTCGTTGATGGCGCGCGTTGAAGATTACATTGATCCGGGCGATCCTTATAAAATACCGAATCAAATATTATTTGTTGTATCAACCGCCGATGTTCAAAAGGATCGTATTGAATGTAATCATTGGGGCGTTGGCTTTAATCAAGAATTGTATCTAATAGGAAGAACTAAATTTTTCGGCAACCCGGATATTGTAAAAAGTAAAGAAGGCGCAACGGTTTGGAATGAACTTGAAAAATATAATAATGTAATTTATGAACGCAAGGATGGATTGAAGTTAAAGATAATGCGGCGCTTTGTTGATAGCGGTTATCTTTCACAATCTGTTTATGAATATGTTCGCGGCCGCGAACGTTTAGGTTATTGGGCGATCAAAGGGCGTGGCCAATACGGCCATCCAATACTTGCAAGAAAATTTTCGTTCGTTGATAACGGCCGAACAAAATTATTATCAATAGGTACGAACGCAACGAAGGCATCGATCTTCCAACGCTTAACGGTTGCGAAACCCGGTTCAAAATATATTCACTTTACAGAATCGCTTTGCGATGAAGAATATTTTGATGAATTAACATCCGAAGAAGGCGTTAAGGTTACAGTAAGTAACCTTGAATTTACTGTTTACAGGAAAAAGAAAAGCGGCATTCGAAATGAATCGCTTGATCTTTTAGTTTATGCTATCGCGGCGATCGAACATATCAATCCAAATTATAAAAAGATAAAAGATAATCTTGATAAAAAAGTTAAAAACTTATTACCAAAACCGGTTGAAGAAGTTGAAACGGTTGAAGAAGAAAAACCGGATGAAGATTTATTTACAAAAAAGAAGAAGAAAAAACAACGCCATTCACGCGGCATAAATCCAACAACAAATTATTAAGGAAAAATAAAAAATGAAAACAATAATAATAATAATCGGTTGCGCGATCATCGTGGCAATAATTTATAAAGTATTGGTTTACTTTGCTAAAAAATTATTTGGTGAATAAAATATATGTACGCAGGAAAACATATCGAAATAAACTCTTATAATGTTAAGCAGTTTAACGAATTAAATAAAAGCGAAAGTTTAACCGCGTTCGTAAATAATTTGATTGGTGCTTTTTGTGATGGCAAGCTTATCGAACTTAGCGAAACGAATTACGAAATGGTTCGATCATTAAGTTCTATCATCGATGAGACAAAAAGCGAAACCGTTAACAAATGCTTATCATCGGCAATCTTCGATCCGCCGAATAAGGAATTGCCGGTTATTTTCATTGACGATGCGCCGGTTGTTAAGTCTAAAAAGAAGCGCCGGAAATCAAAGGGATTAAATCAAGCCACAACATATTAAGTCTACCTCATTGAGTACAGTAAAGCCGCGCTAATAAAAGCAAACCTCTTTCGTAAACTTCCTTTGAACAAAAAAGGAAGTTTATGCAAATCACAAAAGAAAAGCTTGTAATCGGAACGCGATGGAATTGGATTGAATCAATTGCATCATATTCCGCCGCCTTATATACATTAAAACTCGATCTTAAATTTGAAACCAACCTATCCAAAACAATAACATCAACCGCCGATTCAACCAATCACGAATTCACAATTGAAGCAGATGATAACAAAGCTTATTCGGCCGGTTGGTATGTTTACCATTTTTATGCGGTTGATGAATCAGATGCAACAAATATAATTTCAATTGAATCCGGCGTTGTATCAATCGATCCAAATGTTACAAAGGTTGATGATGCACGTTCGCACGCGTTAAAAATGGTTAAGAAAATTGAAACCGTTTTGTTAACAGTTGCTTCACAAGAATATGATTTGTTAGTAATGGATGATGGCAAACAAATTTCATTAAAAGATTCGAAACGTTTACGAAGTGAATTAAAGTATTGGCAAACCGAAGCCGGCCTTCGTAAAGGAATAAAAAGAAGAAGAATACAATTCGTTTGATTATGAAAACAATAACAGAACTTATAAAAAATATTCCATTTATTAAAAGAACAATCAACGAACAAAAAAATACTATTGTTCGTAATTACAAAGCGGCCGAATCAAATCGCCTTGTAAATGATTTCGTTACCGGATCGGATAACATTAACAATGCTATCCGCAACGGAATGGCGGCCGTTCGTAAACGTGCGCGTTACTTGTGGAAAAATAACGATTACGTTCGCGGCGTAAGAACAAAAAACCGAACGAATGTTGTTGGTGCCGAAGGTTTCAAACTTCAAATGCAAGTTAAAAATAATCAAGGTGAACTTGATCAAATCGCAAACGATTTAATTGAAGATAAATTTAAGCAATGGCAGAAAAAAGAATTTTGCACAACCGCCGGCGTTTTATCTTTTGTTCGTGTTCAATGGTTGTTGATGGATCAACTTATTCGCGACGGTGAAATTTTATTTCGTATGCACCGCGGCCGTGTGAACGATTTTGGTTTTAGTCTTGAACTTTTGGAAACCGATTTACTTGATGAAACATTAAACCGTGTTTTATCAAATGGTAACGCTATTATAATGGGAGTTGAATATAACGATCATAAAAAGCCGATCAATTATTACTTTAAGAAATTTAATATAAAAGATGAATCAAGTTCATCAATGTATTATCGCGGATCGATTCAACATACTATTATTCCGGCAAATCAAGTTGTTCTTGTTTATGATCCGGAACATTCAAATCAGTTTCGCGGAATCTCACACTTAGCACAGGTTATGTTGTCGCTTCATCAAATAAACGGTTATGAAGAAGCGGCAATTATTCACGCACGCGCCGGCGCGCAAAATATGGGATTCATCGAAACGGCCGAAGGTGCCGTTGAAGATTTTGTTGGCGATGATGAAGATGATGATGGAACACCGATCGATTATTTTTCCGCCGGTGAAATTCGCGAATTGCCGGAAGGTAAAAAGTTTAATGCTTATGATCCAACATATCCGAACGATCAATTTTCTGATTTTATAAAATCCGTTTTAAGAAAAATCGCGACCGGTTTGGAATTAAATTATAATTCCTGGATCGGTGATCTTGAAGGCGTAAACTTTTCATCGATGCGTTCCGGTTTGCAAGATGAACGTGAAAATTGGAAGATCAAACAAACCTTATTCCGCGAAGGCGTTTTAATTCCTGTATTCGAAAACTGGTTGAAGATGTCATTATTAACAGGCGCCGTTGATTTGGGCGTTTCGGAATTCGAACGATTAAACCGGCCGCATTTCATTGGCCGAAGGTGGGATTGGGTTGATCCTTCAAAAGATGTTAAAGCAACCGTTGAAGAACTTGATAATGATTTAACAACGTTAACCGATGCGCTTGCAAAAAAAGGAATTGATTTTAACGAATGGTTTGAAACGAAGAAAAAAGAATTACAAAAACTTGGTGAACTTCAAAAATTAAAAAAGGATTTAGGGATTGAAGATAAACCAAAACCAAAATCAAAAGATGATGATGATGATGATGATGATGATGATGATGATGGAACAAATGGAAAAACAAAATCAAAAAAATTTAATCTCAACTATTCAAGTTAAACAAAGTTATAAAAAATTTAATCTCACTTATGCAAGTTAAACGATTTCAAAAATTACATCACAAGGTTATAAAATGAAACAACCAATCGACGAATTGCGCGATAAGATAAATGAAAAAGAATGTTCGCGTGAATTAACAGTTGATCGCGAAACCATAGATAAAGAAAAACGAACCGTTGAATTTTCCGTTGCTTCGGAAAAACCGGTTGAACGTTTTTATGGTTTCGAAATTCTTGATATAAGAAAAAAATCGATCCGGATGCAACGCCTTGATGATGGCGCAAGCGTTCGCGATACGCATTACGGTGATCAAGTTGCCGTTATTCAAAAATCGTGGATTGATAAGGAAGAAAAAAAACTTCGTGTTCTTGCGGAGTTTTCAAAAAACACACCGCGCGCAATTGAAATCTTCAATGATATAAACGACCGCATACGCCGCAACGTTTCAATCCGTTATCGTGTTCATAAAATCGAACTTGAAAAAGAAGAAAACGATGTTCGCACTTACCGCGTTAACGATTGGGAAGTTATACACGTTTCAATTGAACCGGATGGCGCCGATCATACCGTTGGAATCGGAAGATCAATAAACACCGATGATGAACTTATTCCTTTAACGCTTGATGTAACGGGCGCTTCGCTTGCCGATGATATAAAGGGATTTAACAAATCACAAAACAAACTCACAATTCAATTAACCACAAATGAAAGGAATTCTTCAATGAACGAAGAAGAACGCAAGCAATTTGATAAAAAATTGCAAGAAGCGGTTGATAAGGCACGCGAAGACGGCATAACCGCGAAAAGTCAAGAAGCCGTAAATATCCTTGCAATAGCAAGAGATCATTCCAAATTCTTACCTGGAATAAATCTTTATGATACGGCCGAAAAATATATACAGGAAGGTAAGACAGATCGCGAATTTTCAAACTTTGTTTTATCACAAACAACCAATCCAAAAGCAACCACAAAGCCGGTTGATACACTTGGATTGAGTGATAAGGAAGCAAAGGATTTTTCAATTAGAAAGTTGATCGCTTCGCAATCACCGGACATGAAAGTTGATGCCGGTTATGAGTTGGAAGTTTCAAGAGCGTGGAGAGACAAAGGAAACTTTTCACCTAAATCAACAATTTCAATTCCGCCGGATGTTCTTCTTCGTTCCGAAGATAGAACC